AGTCAAAAGAAATAACAATTTCTTTCCCTTTTAAAGATTCTAAAACGCTTTTATCTTTTACCCTATAAATAACATTCGTTTTTGTTACTCCTGTAAATTTATTAACAGACGGTGTCCCTGTTCCTAAGCATAGATTTCTACCTCCAATCTGAATACCACTAACAGCACTATCTGTATATTCTTTAGAAGAAGTTACAGCAGCAGTAATACTGTTGTTGGTCTGTTCAAACTGTGAACTTACCGTTTTCTTATAAGAACTTAAATCGTTGGCTATACCTTGCGCATAATCACGTGCCGCATTTGAGATAGCAGTTAAAGCATTTGTTCTCTGTGTATAATACGTTGTTTGCTTTGTAGCAAAATCAGAAGGAATAGCAATTGTTTCAGGAGATGAAGCCGTAAGAGTTACCAACACAGCACGATAAGTCGTGTGTGCATTGTTGTAATTTGTAGGAGTACCTAGATTGTACTTACTATATCCGTTTGCAATCTGTGTCTTGTCTGCGTCAATTCTAGCTATTTCTTCTTTCAATGACTGCTTTTCTGTTGGAGAAATAGAACCGTCAGAAGCCCAACTATCTAATCGGCTCTTAGCTTCATCAGCATCACTTTGTGCATTGTTTGCTGCTGTCTTTGCGTTGGCAGCATCCTTTATTGCCTGATTAGCCTTTTCTTGTGCCGCATCTGCAGTTTGTTGTGCAGCATCTGCAAGGGATTTAGCCTTTGCTGATATAGCGTTCAATAAATCGGTGCGAGCATCGTAGTAATCCTTAAACTTGCTTCTGAATGCAGCTCCTGATATATTACTTGTTGTTGAAAGACTTGAAAGCAACGGTGTTATATAAGCACTTAGCGTATTATAAGCCGTATCGTAAGCAGTCCTGCTTACTCCGTACTTGTCAGCACTTGCATTGTTTTTAGGCTTTTCAGAAACAATAATATCCCATTCTTTTTTTGTTTCCTGCTTTTCCTGAGCAGTCAGCTTGTTGTCATTTGCTATATCAGACAATAAGGCGTTTGCAGTTGCCGCGCTTTGAACGGCGTTATTGGCTGTCTGCTGTGCACTATCAGCTGCTTGTTTAGCTGCATCTGCCGCAGCCTGAGCCTGATTTGCCTTAGTATCATCCGTATACTTAGAAGCAAGTTCCCAATGTTCAATAGAAAACTGTGCATTTGCTTGTTTGGCAGTCTTGCATCGAAGCAAATCATTCTTGTAGCTTCCGTATGTAGCATTAACCCACAAATCTCCAATATCATACACCGAGGCATTAGACGGGGTAGTCACAAATACCCTTCTCTTTCCATCTGCCGTGTCCTGCGCTTTTTTAGCGTCAGCCAAAGCTTTTGTGATATCAGAATCGGTTATTACCTGCCATACATAAGAAGTGTCTGACATCTGGAAACGATAAGCCTTTCCGTTTCCGTCATAATACAAGTCGCCTAAATGTACGTTCTTGTCTTCGTTTGTAGTCCAATTTACAGCAGGCTCGTTACTTAATGTAGGAACTGGTTCATAAAACCATGTTTCAATAGCACCGTCTATTTGGTTTTTAACAGCTTCTAAATCCTTAGATAACTGATTTACAAATGAAATGTTTTCAGATAAATCAGATATAGCATCGTCTACTTTTGTATTGACCTCCCCTACTGCGTTGTCGATATAGTCCTTTACGCTTTCTCCCGAACTAAATTTTATAGCATCGGCAATAATCATTACTTCCGAACGAGAAAATGAAGCAAATTCTTTTCCGTCCAAAGAATAGGAATTGATACCACGATACAATTTAAAATACGGTGCATCATTGCCGTATGCAGACAAGATAATAGCTGCCTGACGTGTAGCATCAGACTTATTACCCAACTGTACGATATCATCGCCAGCCTTAGGTTCAGTAGAACCTGTATCGCAATCGGTTTTAGAAAGGTCTATATAGTTATCTCCTGTTCCTACAACAGCACGCCAATAGTAGGTATTAGTGACGTTCTCATTAACACCTTCCTTAACGTTAAAAGTCTGTGCCCTTGCCAAGTCACCGACAACAAATTCCTGCTCTATTGTTCTTTCTCCGTCCGTGTTCTCAAAATAGCAACGATAGAAATCTCCTTTATCCTCTATCTTAACGCAAGACATAGATGCCGGAGTCAGAATAATCTGACCGCCAACATGCTTTATCTGTTGTATAAGCAACCGAATAAATGTGGCTACCTTTCTGACAAGCATACGGTCTACCTCCAGATAACTGTCACCGTTTTCGTCTTTCTTCAGACAGAATCCAGCCCCTAACGCACCAGTAGAGAAATTAGCTGATTCTATTCCGCTTCGTACAAGTATAGAAAGTAAATCTGCAACACCCTGTTCGTCAATATTGGCTCCTTTCAAGCCTTTTTTATATTCTCCTATCGTCAACGCACCACGCAATACCAGTGAGAGTAATTCTGCTGCGCCTTGCGCATCGATATTTGCTCCGGAAATTCCAGAAGCAAACACTCCAAACTCTGCTCCTCCCAGTAACTTTAGCAGAAAATTTGTGCTATCAGACTGGTCCTTACGAAGAAGTGTTTTCAATGACTTTAATGCAGAAAAGACATTATTGTCACTAGGAGTTTTTGTCTCAAAAGATTTGATTATATCATACACATATTGTTCTGCCTGTTTGGCCACCTCATACCTTAATGAATCCAAAGAGTTATCTACAGAAGACTTCCATCCTGTACCGACTTCATCCGAACAGGTAATCGTAGCCTGGCACAAGTCATTCAGCTTGCGCTGCACTTTCGTAATACGGGTGTCCTTGTATCCGCCGATGGCTCCGAAATACTGGTCCGATAGTAGGCGCACATTCCATCCGATGTGGAGTGGGGTATGGTTCTTCTCGATGTAGTTTCGATCAGTGGTGCCTGTGTACTTGTTCGGATCGAAACTATAAGTATTAAGATAATCATCTACAGCCTGCTTGTATTCCTGTTCTGCCTCGGTGATGTATTCCTGCGGCATGGCGAAGTTCCAGGGAATATACTGGTCGCCCGGCTGGGGGATAATTGCACCGCCCGGAATCTGAGTCGTATCATCTGGATACACGTTGATGATTTCCCACTCCCTTGTGTCTTCGTGCCACGCAGCCTGGAAAGAGCCGTCAGTTCCACGCCCTGCCAGCTCGCCTGTCTGAAATTTCAACATGTAGTCCAGATCCGGAATCTCGTAGTCTTTCGGATTCCAGTTCATACCGTTGTCCTTGAAGTAATATACGGTGTACTTCCGTCCCTCCTCGCTGGTTTTCTCTTCCGTACGTACAGAGGAAACAGTACCGATGTATTTGGGGTATATCTCCGAGAAGGCTGTTTCTTCCGTTTCTTCCTTCACTCCGTACAGGTCGACGTTCTTGTCTACATATATAGATCTATCAGGAAGTTGCAGACGGGAATATCCGTATTTTGTCGCGTCAATATTACGTGTGCTGCCCAGCGGGAACAGACGGGTAAAGAATTTCACTTCCCCGTTATCTTCCTGTGCCAGATTGGTAAGCCCCTGAAGGTAGCCAAGCTCTACCATTTCGCCGCGTTCTGCCTTGCAGAGATTTATCGCATAACCGTCCGCCCACATTTCCGTTTCGAATGTGGCGGCGATGCCGTTGCTGCCGAAAGCCGCGTCCCAGCACTTCACATTCCGATAATCAATAGTCTTGTTATCTGCGGTAATCACTGTTCCGATGCTCCACAGATTTCCGCCTGCACGGCGGTTCATGTTATCAATCCAAAGCTGAAGGTGTTCGCGCGGACCACCGTCGTAACTGAATTCAGAGGTGGTTCCGCCTTCCTGGAACAGCATCAGCGTGTCTTCCGCATCGTGTATCGGCGCATAGAACTTCACGCTGTATTCGTAAGTCTGTGTGTTCTTTTGTTTTGGACGATAACGGGACTTTACTTTATAACGCACGCCTTCAAGTTCTATGTAATCATCTACATCCAGCGGAATGTATTCCGTGTGTGTGAACGATGCAGATACGCTGCATTCCCCGCCAATCTCTTCTGTGACAGAAGAAGAAGTGTTCGGGCTGGCTGTCAGTCGAAGGTTATTTGCTTTATCGTATATTTTCAGTTCCATTTTATCGTCATTTATCTATATTTAATCAATTTCTAAACGGAAGGCTGCGGCTCCAGGAACTTTACGGAGAACAGCACATAGAAACGGTTGCCTTCGTAGCTTTCGTACCAGTCCGGTTCTGCCGGCATATCCTGATATACCATATTGTAGGTTCGGTAATTCTTTACGGCGATGGCAAGCATTCCGGACGTGATCAGCGTCATCATGCGCTGGTACTTGTCCAGCCGGTCATCTTTCGAGTTCCCGCGAAGAAAGAACTGCAAGGTACGTTCGATGCTGTTCAGCTTCACGTTCGGGTTCTGAGGCAACTCCACTCCGTTCCGTTCGCGGAAGTCTACTGTGGTAATGTCCTTCGCCTTGGGCATACGGAGCAAAGCGTCCATGTTCACATGTCCGCCCGCTTCCGTTTCGCCAAGGAACGCACCGTATTCCGTCCATACGTCTGTTTCGTTGATTGTAAGGTATCCTGTCAAGTCCATATTATTTCAACTGTATTCCGTTCAACTTCAAGTCTTCCATCAAGTCGTATATCAGCACAATGTATGCCGTATGCGATGCTATGGTTGCGAGCGTCTGGCTATCCAGTTTCTGTGTGTTACGGATTTCCTGTACGAATTTGTCTGTATTGGCCAGATGCGTCTGCATGTTTCTTCCTATTGCCTCAAAGGTAGATATGCTGTCCTGGCTCATTGTAGTCAGCGCACCGCTTCCGGGCGACTGGCTACTACCGGAGGATGAGCTTTCCCAGCCGAAACTGTTCATAATCTGCTCCCGTTCTGCCAACATATCGTTTATTATATTCTGATAATCTTGTCTGAGCTTATTTACTTCATCAGTAGTTAAACCGCCATCCGCTTTCTCGGTCCAATCTTTGTATAAAGCCTCAATCCTTGACTTGTATTTGTTTGCAATAAGTGATGAGAATACTGCATTCTGCAAATACTTTTCAAAGTTGTCAGCAAAATCCTGGCTGGTAGAATCCAGATCATTCAGCATATCTACAAAGCTGTTTTGGAAGCTGCTGAAATCAACACCTGTCATCACTTCATTCATTTTTTCACCCAAATCATCAATCTGGTCATCACAGGCGATAATCTGTTCCAAGGCATTACGGAATTCAGCGTCCAGTCCAGCCCAAAATGCCCACATGTTATCACGGACATTACGTAACTGATCGGCTGACGCCCCCAACAAAGCGTTAGTTATATCATTATAGTTACCATTCTGATTTACATACTTATATAATTCTGAGGCATATCCACCCAAATCTCGGTTTTGCCGATATGCGATGCTATGAGAGCCCATACTGCTGCCGGCAGATTTACGTGCTTCAGCAAGAGCATATGCCTGCTGCATTTTCTGATTCAGCAGGTTAACTGATTCCTGATAAGCTTTTTCCGCTTCTTCTCCATAACTGATATCGATATATTGTTGTTTCTTGTCTATCAGCTCATCCCAAATGTCCGACAAGGTTTCATATTGAGATTTCATATTTTCATATTCAGAATAATCCGCGCCGTAAAAAATACCTCCAAGCCCTTTTACTCCAAAAAAGCTTCCAATTGTATCCCACATATGTCCGGCCAAATTACTGACATTCTCCAATATGCCTCCGACAAAGCCGGATATTCCCTGATCTCCCAACTGCTCCAAAACTCCGATAATAGAACCTACTATACCGCCTATTTTCGAGTCTGCGTCAGAAAACGCGTCTATCAGTGTCCCGATAGAATTTCCTAGTTGGGAGAGGTCACTTCTTGCTTCGCTAAGTCGAATCATACTGTCTGTAACTTTAGAGAATCTTTGTCCGGTCAGATCAGCGGCCGCGTTAACATTAGCCTGAGCGTTGACGACATTAGCCTGAGCCTGATTTCTTTTCTTCAAAGCCGCTTCTTTCTCTGCTTCTGTCCCCAAAATAAGGGATTTATTGTATTCCGACTGTGCCTTTTCCAACTCATTCTGTGCCTCTGCCAATACCTGTAACTGCTCCGGCAAATTTCCAAGCAATCCGCCTTTCTCAATTATATTCTGCTGGATTTCATTTAAGGCTTCATCCAAGACCTTACGCTCATCAATCGCCATGTTTTTATATTCCGGCGACTGGCGGAATTGTTCCAGTTGTGCGCGTAATTTCTGCAACTCTTGTTTCGCTACCTTGTCAAGATTTCCAAAAATCAATTCCCAATTGATACTTTCCTTAAACTCCTCAAAATCTACAGCGGCAACAGCTTCTTTCCCTTTTTCTTTTAAAAGCTTCTTTTCGGCTTCAGTTTGTGCCAAGGCAATTTTTTTAGTATACTCCAAAGCTACAGCCTCTCTTTTTTCCTGCCAGGTCCCATATTGTTTGTTATATTCTATTTCAGCGTCCAGTGTCTTATCCAGATATTCTTTATTGATCTGGTATATCTTTTCCGCTAATATTTTTTCCGCTAAAAGCCTTTGTTCATCCGCTTCCGTTTTCACTTCATCATATTGACTCTGTGGGATGTTGTCACCTTGCTTTCGTGCCTTATCCATTTTGGCAATCGTGTCCCGTTCCTGCTTGTCGATATCAGCTAGCTGTTCATCATACTCCTGTTTTGCCAAAGCCTTTCGTTTGGCGATACCTTCCTGCATGATCTGAATACGGAGTTTCTCTGTGGTTTGTTGTGCTTTTACGCGTGCATCCGCCAGCTGGGAAGCGTAGTCGGTCTTTCCGGAACCTGTACCGGTTTCGCCACCTCCTCCGTTTGATTCAAAAAGAAGGTCTTCTATGTTTACCTGATCTTCCAAGCTTTTATTAAACTTGGTCAAATCATATATTTTCTTTCTCCATTCAGTAATCTTTTCTTCGCTCTGATTGAAGAATCTGTCATAATCTCGGTTTACAGCATCAATTACATCATTGCTTACAGGAAGGAATGTTCTATTTTGTCCTTCCTTCAACTTGCCTACAGCCTCCGTCCTTTTAACCTCGTTAAGTTCTTGTTTTTTGTATTCTTCCGTTATTTTTGATTCAAGATCCAGTATTTCCTTACTGTTCTTAATCAGTGTCTCTTTTGCAGCTTGCGCTTTTGCTGATGCCATAATAGCTGTGGCAAGTTCATTGTATTTGTCAGCAGCTTTTCCCACTAACACCTCTTCATCACTAAGATTCTTGAAGTATTGAGGAAATTCTTTTTTCAGCTCCTTTACTGCTGATATGCGTTCATTCATACCTTTGGAACTGTCTACAGCAGCCTGATATAGTAAGTTCAGTTGCACAATCTCTTCCTGTGCTGCCTGCTGAGAATCAAGCATGGCCTTTTTATAATTTTCCAAAGCCTCTTTATTGTTGTCAATAGCTTTTTTCCCGTTGATAAGCTCTTTTACCCAGTTCGCAATATCCTTTCCAAACACAATACCCAGCGATATAGCGGCTACCAGCGCCGTCTGCCATGAGAATACTGCACCAGCCAGCTGTTTCCATACAGGCACACCCTTTTGTCCGGATGCGGCCAGAAGTTCGTTCTGCTTGCGCACATCGGCAATGGCATCTGCCAGCATAGGAAGGTTGTTGGAAATAGCGAGGATAAACATCTGCGGTCCCATGGCAAGTGAAGGCAGCTCTCTAGCTACCTGGCTGAACTGCGTTTTCAAATTGTTGGTCTTGCGGGTAACGGCTTCGGTGTCGATGTCAATTGCCTGCGTTTTTGCAGTTTCTTCCTTTGCTTTTTTCAGGCTGTTCAGTCCAGCTTCCAGTCCGCGTACTTGTCCGGTAAGAGCTTGGATGTTGGCGGCCTCCTGAGTATAGCTAAGACCTGCAGCCTTATTTACTTCAAGTTGTTTCTTTTGTGCGGCAATTACCTGCTGCAATGCAGAAATCAGTTGTCGAGTCTGAGTTTCCACATCATCCACATTTTTACCAACCGACTGTAATCCGGCTTTGGTAAGGTCTTTCATGAATATTTCGAGCTGTACAGGTACTGCCATGATTTCAATGAATTAATGATAAAAAATAAATAATCAGTCCTTGACCGCATAGTGGGTAAAGAACTCCATCGGGTTCATTCCCTTTGTCGCATTTAAATTTTCTGTTTGTTTGTGACTGTTTCTTTGTTTCTCCCGTTCCTCCATTTCACGGATCTGCTGCATCATGTCCGGCTTTTGCGGTGGAACCCAGTGCGGCATGTCTGCCATCATCATTTGCAGGGTTACAACGTTTACTTTGTCCAAAATGTAGTCAATGCTCCAACCTGTTTCTGTGGCCAGCTGACCTATCACGCCGAAAAGGCTATGCGAAGGTTCCGTATGTCCCTTCTTTAACTCCTCGTTTCGTTTGCGCTCTCGTTCCGGCTCGCTAAGGGCTGCATCTTGTTCAGTGCTGCTGCCGATGCGATAATAATCCCGAAAGACGTGGTAGATGTACTGTTCAGTATCTGTCGCCAGGCGGAGGAAAGTTCATCGGGTGTCATCAGTTCCCGAAGCATCCATGCCACCGGGCGGTTAAGTAACCTTCCCAGTATCGGTCCTCGAACAATCCCGTATGCCACTATCCGGCTGATATCCTTCCCATGCAGGTAGACAAACCGGATTCGCTGGTCCAGATTATATGCATCATATTCTTCCGGAGTAACGCCGATGCGCAGGTAACGTTTGCTGACACGTAGCAGACTGCGTGTGGTAGGTATCTTCATCGTGATGCGGAACGGATGTTTCCGCAGTACCGTATGAAGCGGCAGGCTGATTCCCCCGTCACTGAGGGAGATGCCTGCCAGCAGTTCTATATCCTGTGTCTTCATCATCCTGCTGCATCTGCGGTTGCATCACTTTCATCCGGGGTTACACCGGGAGGATAAGTACGGTAGCGTCTGTCTTTTCCGTCTGTAGGTTTCAGCATGTCCACACGGATACCCATTGCCAGTACATTCTGCATATTGATTCCGTTCTGGAAGCCGTTACGGCTCAGACGGGCATTGAATATGCGGAAGCTGTGTCCGGAATGCATGGATATTGTCAGCACACCGTTTGCTACAAACTTAACCGGAGGAGTATAAGAATCATCCTTTTCTTTCTTTCCACCGAATACATCGACCATGCTTTGTGCATCCAGCTTGATGAGGTTCATCGTGAATGCATCGCTTCCCGGATTGGTCATGATGCTGTCTACGGGTCCGTCTGTTACCTGTGCGGCCATCACATCCATAAAGGTAGGCGCATTTCCTGCCGGCTGCATCCCATTTTCATCCAGCCAGCCCAACGTCTTTTCCTCGCCTTCCGGTGTCTTGAACTTTACGGCGGCCACACCATACATCAGTCCGTTGCTTTTATCTGCCATAATTTTGTCGTTTTTAATGTTTGCTTAAATGATATTTAATCAGTTGCCAAATAAGGATAATTCCCAGCAGGGTCAGGGCTGTTCCTGTCAGCCATCCCTGGGCTGCGGGGCGTGTTTCCTTTACTTCACTGTTCACAGTTTCATCACGGATGCGGTGGTCGGTTTCCGTACGAGTCACGGTCACCTGTCTTCCTGTGCTGTCGGCTGTTGCCGTGACGTTCACGCCACCTTCTCCGTCCGATTGTATGTCAATACTCAGACCGTCGTTCCGATAGCTCAGCCCGAATCCGGCAGGAAGCTTACTCAGGTTCAGCCACTGCTCCGCACTCACCGAGCAGGTCGCCGTCCTCTTCGGGACCGGCTCGTAAGTTGTTTGCTCGGTTACGCTCGTTCGGAGGCTGTCCGAGCGGATGGTTTCCGAGCTGGCCTTTCTGCTGCTGGCGCAGGAAGATAATGACAGGACAGCGGTCAGCATACTTGCAAGTATGCAGTTTTCGTAAAGCCGTTTCATGATTGATATTCCGTTCGTTTTGTTTCCGTAGTTGTTTGCTTAGTTCCAATACCGTGGCACTGAGGTCATCATACAGAGCCTTGTAAGTGCCTTCGGTTTCTTTTACTGCACGGACCTGGTATACTTTCCTGTCACGCCACCAGGCAATGACCGTAGCCAGCCATCCGGCAGGAAGAAGCCAGTCCCATAGTGACTGTAGCAGGGTCCAATCCATAATGCTCTACTCTTTTTTTAACAGTGCTCCGATAGCCTTAATCACATCATAGAATCCGCATCCGCTGAGTCCCGCCGCCAGTCCGTAAATCAGCACCTGCCACCAGATATAGCCTGTAAGTAACGGAGTGAGCTGCAACAGCCAGGCAAGGATACATACCACCATGCCCACGCCGCATGAAATCAAAATTTTAGCCAGCTTGCTTGCGGAAACAGCCGGAATAATTTTCATGATCTGTGTCACTAATGTAGAAATCAGGGCTACGATTCCGGTAAAGCTACCCAGATCGATAAGGAACGATGTTTCAGGTTCAGCAGCCGGAAGTAGGGTCTGCGCAAAAGAAGCCAGTGTTGTAATCAGGCACAGGCTGAAAAATAAGATAATCCGTTTCATTTTGTTGTGCTTTATTGGCGTAGCATTTGGCGTACTACGCCATGGTTATAGTTTCAATATTTGTTTTCTGTTTTTTCCGTCACGCTTGTAAGATACATGCACCCAGGAATAATTCTTTTCGTCGATAAGCTGGTCGAAAGGCAGATTCTCACGGATGTACTCAAAGAGCTTACGGTTTTCTTCCTTGCTTCCTGCTGTAATGTCGGCAGCTTCTCCTTTCAGATGCTGGCTGCTTGCCGCACCTCCTACCAGCCGGTTCAGTTGCGGACAGCGGTAACCGGAATTGACTGTAATCGGTTTTCCGTACCATTCACGGAGCGGGTCAAGCACATTGTCGGCAAGGGCTTTCAAGTTACCCGCCTCCTGAAGAGGCGGTGTATTCTTGATTCCATGAGCGTCGGCGGTGGTACTGGCACAAAGTTCTCCCATTGTAAAGTGTTTCATGACTTATCCTCCTACTCCTGCATTAGATATTTGTACATACTTCTTTCCGGTCCACATCAGTACAGTACTGTCGTTTGCGGCGCATTCTACGCCACCTATCGTTTGTTTGTTTGAAGCATGCTCGTTGTTTACAATCAACAAAGAGCCAGGCTGTACCAGTGTGTTTACAGTATAAGAACCTGCTGAAGCAGCACTGTCGAACGTCATTACCTGCGGATTTGTGTCATGCGTAATGTGTGAACTGTCGGTTGGCTTACGGTTTACTGCAATCGGAAAAGGAATACGCTGGCAGCGTTCTCCTTCTTCCGTGTAAGGGGCGGTAAAATCAAATGTACGTCCTGATTTACTATTCAGATAACTCATAGTTCTATCTTTTTAAAGGTTTGTTACTCATGCTTTTTAGTTACAATAGCTCCCAGGTATTTTCCGGTAGTAGGCAGTGCCAGTCCGCGCATGTTAAAGCCGATAACGTCACCACGGTATTCCGGATCATTAAGACGGTAGTACATGTCGAAATTGCTTTTTGCTGCTCCTACCGCTTCCTTATAGAAGAAGGTTGAGGCAATAGCGTCTGTACTGTTTACAGGAGCTCCATATGCTACACGTTGTCCGTTTTCCCCATTGTAGCGTGGAGTCATTGCGGTGATATATACCTTGAAATTAAACATTGAGCTGCCGTTGAAGAAGCTTTTGTACATTTCCAGATCCTGTTTGCGAAGGTCGGCTGCGTGCCACGGATGAAGCAGGAGGATTCGGCCTTCTGTTGGCATATCCATCAGGTTGCATTGGGTATCCAGTTTCAGCAGTTCTTCATAAGTAAAGGCATAGTACGTGTTGTTGATGCTGCTCTTGTTTCCTGTGCTGACCACATTTACCGGAGTGTTTTCCGTATTTTTTGCCGGTGACCAGTTATATCCTGCCATCTTCGCAAACTTAGTCTGCAAAGACACACGGTGTCCGCGTATGACGCTTTCGCGCTTACCAGCCGCTTCCTCCACTTCGATAGCGTTGATGTGTACGGTATTTTCCGTATCAAAGCGTTTCATCTCCAGTTTGTGTGGAATATCTTCACGTCTTACAATAGGAATAGGCCATACTTCATTGTTCTCAATTACTTCCGGATTTACACCCGCTTCCTGAAGGTTCAGGAAACCGTTATCTGTCCATGCATCGAGATTTCTACCTTCTGCAACGAACGAGGTATCCGGGATAAACTGCTCCTCGATTCCGGGAAGCCAGATTTCTTTGTTTAATCCTGCCATGTTTTGTCTGTTTTAAATAGTTTGTAAAAATGGTTTAAGCCGGTTCATGTCCGTAGGCTTCGCGGAATTTCTGACGGTAGAGTTCCTTATCCTGCTTCAGTTCTTTCAGTCGGTCGGCTTTCAGAATATCCTGGAAAGTCATGTCACGCAGGGTTATTGCTCCTGACTTTCCTTCGGGAATAACCTGTGTGGCTACAGCCTGCCGTCTGGTAATGGAAGACAGACGTACGGAAGCATTTTCAAAATCATTCTCCAGATCTTTCAGCCATGCATCACGTCCGGAAGCATCAATACGTCCGTCTTTTACGGCTGCATCCACCAGAGAGACAGCCTGTGCCTTTCTGGTTTTACGTTCCTTTTGTTCGTAGGTGTCCAGTTTTAGCTGTAAATTCTTTTTTTCTGTTTTCAATCCGGCTATTTCCGACTGATACTGATCACGCAACGCGATGAGCTTGCGCACTTCTTCGGCAATTGCCTGTTCGCTGGCTGAGTCGGACAGGCGCAGCATTTGTGTAATCACACTCATATTGTTTTCTTTTTTAGGGTTGAGATTCATATTTTTAATATTGTCAGCCAGACGTATGACCGTACTCCGGTCTGACAGGTCAATCCGTTTGCCTGTTGTACGGTCGTACATGACCAGAGCATTGTGGTTCGCTCCAATCGGACAAATTGATATTTCACGGAGTGTCCAGCGTGTAATGGTCGGTCCGGTCTGTCCGTCCAGTTTCATAAGTTCATCGTCCGTAGCCTCTTCCGGAGGCCATGCACCTACAGATGCCATACGCAAAAATCCACGCTCTACCTTACCGGCTATCTCAGCGGCTTTCGGGTCGGCTGTATCAAATACGATTTCTGCAACTATGGTTCCGTTTTCCTTATATACCCTGTCAGCACGGCCTATTGGCGTTTCCCAGTCGTTATGGTTATACAGTATGACGGGATTTTTCTCAAATTCCGTCAGGTTGGCTCCATCAGTCAGCATACGGAAGCCGTAGGTGTTGACCGATTCATCGTGTACTGTGAATTTGTATGATTTGTTCATTGTGCTCATGCTTGTTTATCGCAAAATTCGGGTGAAAAAATGAATCAGGCAAATCAGGTTGTAAGCGTTACATTCTGTAATGTAAGGAGTTACATAAATAGGGAAAGCATTACAAACCGATTGGTACAATTCATCGGAACTGTCTACCTTTGTTTTAAAATATAACACGAACGGACATGACAAACAACCTGACAAACCAACAGAAAAAGGACTGGGCAAAGTTGCTGTTCATGCAGGAAGGCATGACTTTTCAGGATATTGCGCAGAAAGTGGGCGTAAGCCGTATAACCGTAGGAAGATGGGCGGAAAAGGAGAACTGGGAGATGCTGCGTGCGGCTGTCACCTCCACCCGTGAGGAACAGATACGACATCTGTATATGCAGATAGCCCAGATAAACAAGGCAATCAGCGAATCGGATACTAAATATGCCACACCTGCCCAGGCAGACACAATCAACAAACTGTCTGCGGCCATCGCCAAAATGGAGGGCGATTTCGGCATCGCAGACATTATCGGAGTAAGCAAGAAGTTCCTGACATGGCTGCGTGCCCGGAATCCGGAAAAGGCAATCGATATTTCATCCGAGTTTGACGAATTCATTAAGACACAACTGAAATGATATGGCAAGACAGAAACTGACCGGAAAGAACAAGCAGTTGGTGGAAGACTGGGAGGAATTCCTGCGACAGGTGCGCACACTGACTGCGGTGGACTTTACCATGAGCGATGCAGAGAAGTCCCGAAAATTGAAAGAGCTGGAGTCCGATCCGATAGCATGGATGAAATTCTTCTTCTATAAGTTTGCCAAATATGAGTTCGCGGGCTTCCAGAAGAAGGCAATTCGTCGTATCATAAACCATTCCGACGGTAACTGGTACGAGGTACTTTCGTGGGCGCGTGAGCTGGCAAAAAGTACCATTGTAATGATGACCGTACTATACCTTGTGATTGTGAAAAAGAACAAGCGGGTGATAATCCTTGCTTCTGCTACCAGTGATGCGGCTATCAAACTGCTCAATGTGTACCGGGCGCAGTTTGAAGCAAACGAACGCCTGCGATACTTCTACGGGGACATGAGAGGAACTAAATGGACGGAAGATTATTTCATCCTGTCAAACCGGGCTTCGTTTATGGCTATGGGATGGGGACAATCTCCGCGTGGTGTGAAGCTGGATGAAGTGCGGCCTGACCTGCTGCTCATGGACGACTACGATACCGACGAGGAATGCCGGAACATCGAAGTGCTGAACAACAAGTGGCGATGGTTTGAGAATGCCTTATTCTTCACCCGTTCCATCAGTGAGGCATTACTGACCATCTGGACGGGTAATATAATTGCCAAGGATTGTTGCGTGGTGCGTGCCGGAAACAAGGCCCGTGAACTGGCTGACCGTGAAAAGCCGCTGGGACATTGGGACATCATCAACCTGCGTATGGTAGACATCAACCATCCTGACCCTCAGGAAGACTATCGGAACGGAAAATCGGTATGGCCCGAAAAAAACAGTGAAGAAGCCGTAGATGAAGTGCTGGCTCAGGTCAGTCTGGCAGCCGGTCAGAAGGAATGTTTCAATAATCCTGTCATTGAAGGACATTATTTCGATGAAATTAAATGGGGAGAATGTCCGCCTGTACATAAATTGAAATACATTGTCAGCTACGGCGACCCGGCATACAGTAACAAGGTCAGCAAGAAAGCCGCACAAAACTCCTTCAAGGCAAACATCCTGTGCGGACTGTATGAAGGTACGCTGTATGTGTACACCTGTTTCCTTCAGCATGTCACTAACGATGAATTTGTGAACTGGTACTACTATCTCCAAGACTATGTGAAGGAGCGTGCCCAGCTGCGTTGCTTCATTGAGAACAACACCCTTCAGGACCCGTTTTACGAGCAGGTATTCAAACCAATTTTCCTGAACAAGGGAAAAGAACGTGGATTTTACATTAATATCAGTCCGGACGAACGGAAGAAACCGGAGAAGTTTGCCCGCATCGAAGGTAATCTTGAACCGTTGCACCGTGCCGGAAGACTGGTTTTTAATATTAAAGAAAAAGACAATCCTCACATGTTGCGGCTTCAGGAACAGTTTAATCTGTTTGATGACGGACTCCCGTCACCGGCTGACGGACCTGATGCAGTGGAGGGAGGATACTACATGTGCCAGCAGCTTTCAGCCAAGATTGAAACGGGAAGTATCTGGTACGGTAAAAGACATACAAACAAAAAAAGATTCTAAGATTATGGCATACCTGACAACAGAAGATATGTACACACATATCTACCAGGAAAACATTGAAACTATAAGTCATGGCGATGAGGCGATTATGCTTTCTGCCATTGATGCCGCCATAGAGGAAGCATCCGGTTATCTTACCAAATACGATACACAAGCTATCTTTTCCGCAACAGGCAGCGCACGAAACGCTATCCTGCTGCTGTTCGTAAAAGATATCGCGGCATGGCACTTCGTCAACCTCTGCAACGCCGGAGTGGATATGGAACTGCGTGAAAAACGGTATAACCGGGCAATAGAATGGCTGGAGAACAACCAGAACCGTAATAATCCTAATCTTCCTGCCAAACCGGACAGTACGGACTGCGGACATGCTCCGGGATGCCATTGCCAGATGGATTACGGAAGTAACCGAAAGCGGGACAATCATTTTTAAACGATACGATTATGGCAAAGAAAAATAAAAAGAATTATAGGGGAAAGGCTGCCATGCCTGATCCGACAACAGTAAGCAAGGCTTTGCCTACCCCTATTTACAGTACTCTTGTACTTACGCCTCCCAGACGGGAAATAAATGACATAGGGAATTGGAAATCGGCTTTGCGTGCAGCCGATATAGGCATCCGTTTCCCATTGTATGACCTGTACTCCAGTATTCTGCTTGACGGTTCCGTGACGGATGTCATCAACAAGCGTATAGAGGCGATTACCGATGCCGATATTAATTTTATCACAAAAGACGGAAAGCAGTCCGATGTGATGGAAAACCTTATCAATTCGCTGGAGTTCGAGCGGCTGCTGGAAAGCATCATGTGGAGCCGCTTTTGGGGTATATCTGTGGATGAATTTACATTCACTCCGGAATTTGACTTCAACTCCATTCCACGGAAACACATCCGTCCCAAAGAAAAGGTCATCGTACGACAGCAGGGAGACAGTGACGGAATCAGCTATGCCGGTGACGATATGATTATCCAGTGGGGACGCGATGATGATCTGGGGCTTTTGCTGAAAGTCGCTCCATATGTTATATATAAGCGGGGCGGTTTTGGCGATTGGGCACAGTTTGTCGAGCTTTTCGGTATGCCCATCCGTATCGGTAAGTATAACTCACTGGACGATACCAGCCGCAGGATGTTGATTGAGGCATTCGAGACGGCCGGTTCCGCACCTTATATGGTAGTACCAAAAGAAAGTGAGATAGAAACCACCCTGATGAGCGGAACAACCAACGGAGCCCTTTACGATGATTTCCGGAAAGCGTGCAACGAAGAAATACTGATTACGATTCTGGGACAAACCATGACTACGCAAAGCGGTTCATCACTCAGCCAAAGCCAGGTACATCTGGCCGTACAGGAAAAGAAGCACCGCAGCGACCGGCGTTTTGTTATCCGCATGCTGAACAAGTTCTTTGTGCCGTTACTGGAGAAACGCGGGTATCCGGCAGGTGGTGGAAAGTTCTCTTTTGTAGACAAGAAGGATGAACTTTCCGTAACAGACCTGAAAACACTGAGCGAAATACTTCCCATTCCTCGCTCATGGGTATACGAGAAGTTTGGCATACCGGAACCGAAAAACGATGAGGACATTCTGCAAAGCCTGAATCCGGCAGAATCCGTACAGCAGCCTTTTGCAAACGGGAATAAGAAACCTCGTACGGAAGAGGTTCAGGAGCCGAAGAAAGATCCGGAAAAAGGGAACGAGCCTCCTGTACGCAATACGGACAAACAAAGTCTTTGGGAATGGATAAAAGGTTTTTTCGCAGAAGCCCCGACGGGAGCCGGGGCTGGCGCAGTCCGCATGAGGGATGATTCGGATCTTGACGAAAAGATAGCCGATGAAGTGTGGAACGGTGAGGAACTGTTCTCACCTGATCTTTTCAGGTTCTTTTCCGGAGAATTTTTAAATGCAATTCAAACATCATTTAAATCAGGCGTAAGAAACATTGATACCGGTTTTGCCTACAATGCTCCCGATGATGTTTTCCGTACTGCCATGGAAACCAATCTATATCATTTCAGTGCTGCCAAGACGCTTGCGGAAATCCAGGAACTCAACCGTCTGTTCCGGGAAAGCGGAAGTTACAATGAATTTATGGAAAAGGCACAGCAGGTGACAAAAGCCTTTAACCGGACGTGGCAGCAAACCGAATACGATACTGCCGTACTGACAGCAGAAGCCACTTCGCAGTACCGCAGACTGGTACAGAACAGGACTGTCTTCCCTTACTGGCAATACCTCACCGTAGCCGATGGCCGTGTACGTGAGGAACATAAAAAACTGCATGGAGTGATTCTTCCGGCTAATGACGAACTTTGGAACAAGATATATCCTCCGAATGGATGGAACTGCCGTTGCCGTGTACGAGGGCTTATGACATTTCAGGTAGAAGGTGAGGATTTGTCTGCTATGCGGCAGAGGGTACTGGACTTTCTGACTACCAAAGAATGGAAGATGCAGGCAGCCCAAGGATGGGGAGTTAACCGTTGCGACACCGCACAGATATTTACTGCCGACCAGATGTACATCCGCAAGTTCCCGCAGCAGGCCGCATCCTATTTGAAAAAGATGACCGCCGACCGCTGGGAGCTTCCCACCGTACAGCAGATGAAGGACAACGCTCAGGACGATATGCCGCCCCGTGTGGAGCGCAATGAAAAACAGCTTTGGGAAGAAAAAGCTGTAGATGGTGTGATTTCGCTGACCGATTACGACGGACGGAAGGTAGTCATATACGAAAAACAGTTTTTCGGTCATACTACCGCAAAAGGAAGAGATAACCGTATCGCACTGTGGAATGCCATGCTCGATACGCTGATGGATCCTGACGAAGTATGGTTGAACAACGAGATAGAGAAGAACTCGCTCGAAAAGGCAGAACAGCTTGATACCTACTGCCTGCTGAAATTCTATCGCGATGAGGTGGTGGCAGTAAACTACAAGATAGAGGGTGAAGCTTTGGTTTTGAAAACATGGTACGTCATGCAGACTAATCTGAAAGGAAAGACCGTAGCCTATATGAAAAAGAACATCTGGGATAAACGCCGGTGGGGACTGCTCATAAAAAAACGCTGAAGTATGTCCTTGCGTCCGTCCGGCCCGTAAAGGAGAACCATCCCGTGGTTCTCCGCCCGCCCGGATTGGATAGCCGGTGTCATACCTCAACTTGAATTACTCTGACCGAACCTTGCGTCTTTCCATTTCTTGCGGCTGCCCCCCGCCAAACCAAGGTAGGGCCCCATCTAGTCCGGTTGTCAGAACGTTACAAAGATAATGTTTTTAATTTTAAACCACTTGTTTAATTGAAAAACAAATGAATACAAACGATGAATTTGCAAAAAAAATAGCCCAGGCAATGAGCGCGCTTCCTCAACTGATAGCGGAAGAAGCCAAGGAATATTCCAGGACCAGGTTCTCAGAAAAGTCTTTCGATGGTAAACCATGGCCGGCACTGAGTCCGAAATACAAGCCGAAGAAAGGGACTATGCTGGTACGCAGCGGTAAACTGCAAGGCAGTGTGCGTATAGTAAGGGTAACCCCAAAGAAGGTGGTCATTGCCGCCGGAAACAGCAAGGTCCCTTACGCACAGGTTCACAACGAAGGTTTTACCGGAAGCGTGGTGGTAAAGGCTCACACCCGTAATCTGAAAAAACAAGGAAAGAAAAAGAGAAAGACTGTCGAGGTGAAAAGTCATATACGGAAAATGAACATTCCCCAAAGACAGTTCATGGGTAACTGTCCGGAACTGGAACGTAAATTAAAGACAGTAAGCGAACAACTTTTTAAATCCATATTGAAATGAAGAAAGAATACATGAGCGATTTGCTCGAACTGCTTGAAACGGAAGTGCCAGAACTCCGCTGGATTGATGCTGACGAAGGTCAGCTGGATTATTACACCGATGAACGTCCGCCTGTGGCATGGCCTTGTTGTCTGGTAGAATTTTCCATGCCCGACACACGTGACCTGTCTTCCATGGGGACAGTGCCCCAACGCTGTACCCTGCGAGCTGTGCTTACCATTGCCTTCAATGATTGTGCAAGTCTGAACACCCGTACCCCGAAATCCGTACGGGATACTGCTCTGAAACGTTTTGACCTGCTGGAAAAGATAAAGCAAACGATACATGGGCGGTGGTTTGATCATTTCCAGCAACCATACATGCGCCGAAGCTGTGTACCTCTGAAAAGGGAAGACGGACTGAAAGTATATGAAATGGCATTTGAAGCGGCTGTAATCGAATAATCAGAATTTCCACGTAGGAAACATTTTCTGAAGCTGGCGTGCCGTCACTTTACGGCGGCAAAGATCTGTATAGAAATCCGCGTTTTCCATCAGCGCGTTCTGGATGGTACGTTCGTCTACAAAAAATTCATGTTCAGCCAGTATCACAGTCACGTCGTCAGGACGGCGGCGCATGATTTCCTCCCAATAATATTTGCGTGCCACCATCGCACGGTTGCGTAGCATCAGACGTTCTTTTCTATCTGATGCCATACGCTTTAGTGGGAGAGTGACTTTTCGGGTCATTTCCGATAGCGAAAGCTTATATGACGGGAACAGCTCCAGTTGAGAATCCATAGACAACGATTTATCGCAAAATTACAAAAAAATGCGGACATTATCTTATTCACGCACATAATAACTGCTTTTACGACAGCCCGGACCTGTACAGCCGTAGATTTGCACTGTCTAGACAAGTTAACCACATTTTTACAAACATTTAAAAAAGACAGACACATGGCTATCAACTATTCTATTGCGGCTTACAAGAAGCCGGGAGATATGGAAGGCACTGCGAAGTATTACGCCAAGGCACAGGCGAGCGGAACAGTCGAAATCAACGAGCTGGCGGATGATATCGCCTACAGTACGACCTTGACCGACGGTGACGTGCTGAACGTGATCCGTGCGCTGATCAAGCAGATAAACCGCCACATCGCCAAAGGAGAAATCGTAAAACTGGAGAATCTTGGAACATTCCAGGCTCAGATACGCAGCAACGGTTCGGAAACGTCGGAAGACTTCAACGAAAGTTACATCCGTCAGGTTCATCTTCAGTTCCGTCCGGGACTGGGACTGCAAAGCACGCTGGCACTGGAGAACCTTCAGTTTAAGAAGGTAAAATCGTATAAGGAGCTGGAAGGCGAATAATTTACCGCCGGAAAAATGATCTATTACCCTGCGGAAACAGGACGTTTACCGCAGGGTAATTTTTGCAGTACAAAAAATAATTCGTATCTTTACCTATATGAAAGCGATATACCTTACAGACCTGGCTCAGCAATATTTCCCTAAATCCAGTACCCGGAGTGCCGTAGCGCAGCTTCGCCGCTGGATAGTGTTGAACGAAGACTTACAGCAACGGCTTACGGAACTGCATTTCCATAAGGGACAGCGAAGCCTGACTCCCTTGCAGCACGAAGCGATATGTCATTTCCTTGGAGAACCAGGTGAATAATATACAGCAATCCCCGGCATCGGTTTTCGGTGTCGGGGATTTTTTCTGTATTATTGTCTGATACACTTACGAAGGCTTTCCAGCAGGAAACGCACGTTCGACACATCGGTCTGGTCTTGTTCCACCGGACATCCACCATCCGTGTCAAGCAATCTCATGACTGCGGTAAAAAGGATATTATCTAGCGAATCTACGGTTTCTTCAAAATCTGCTATCTTCAGATACTTTTCCCATTGTTCATAATTGAATTTTGTTGCCATAGGTCAGTCCTCCTTGAATTCAAGTTCCATCTGTTTCACGTTGTTCATTTTACGGCTTGCACTAAGCAGAAGCATTGCTCCGCGTGTCATTACAAACCATCCGGGATTGTTTGCCCCAAAAAGAAGGATTTTCTTTGCTAATGTTTGTTTGGCGTTAAGCTTCTTGGCAGCTTGTGTACTTTCGGTACGGCTTCCCATTGCCGCATGCAGGTCGTTCATGCTGTACCACGTTTCATTATCTATGGTTACGCAACGTACTGGACTGTTATTGAACATACGTGTTTCGTAGGGAATATCTCGCGCGTCGATGAAATCTGTTTTCGGCTTGTATATACCGTAATATCCTTTCTTGCGGATGGACGGCAACACCTCACTCGTTACCCATTTGCGGAACTTCTTCGCCTCTGCCTTGCGGCTCTGGAATACCAAAGAGTACAAACCACTCTCGGAAACTGCTGTGACTGTTTGTGGTCTTCCGATGGGGTCGGTAATGCCGACCCCACGCCGTTCATCTTCATCAAGACGTGACGCAGCATCTTTGTGATTCGCTATGCCAAGCACTTCACACACATCTTTTGCCACAAACCACGGTTCACTGTTGATTAACTGCACACGAATTGGTGCTTTCTCTTGGCTGAAGTTGAACACTTCAACCTGCCCGGTCATCGGGGCTTCATTTTTCTTGTTACACATAATGTTGTATTTTTAATGAGCATTTGTGTGGATGATAAAAAAGAACGGCATCCACTACCCGCCGCTCTAAGACCATACAACAAGGACTTGCCTACGCCATTACAACGTATGCGCGGGGTTAGATGCCGCCATCTTATAGACGGTTTGCATACAGGCATAAAAAATGCCCGGATGCAGTGCAATCGGACAGAAGTCGCTGTCCTTGTTGTTATTCAAAAATCTTAGAGCACCGCAAATATGCAAATTCTTTTTTATTATCCAAGCACGCTTGCCCGATTTTTTTCGGAATATCCCGAAATTTGTTCCCGGATAGGTGGTCAGGCCGCACCGGGATAGTGGTTATTAAAGGTCTATAATTTCAATTTTCAAATCACGCTCCAGCTCACGCATCATATCGATTGTGTCGTTGTTTTCCACATCGAAGCAGATGCCCAGGTATTCCGGGTTCTGCTTCGAACGCTTGACTGACAAGTCGCATGGGCGGCTGTGCTTGATCCAAACGAACATGAACTGATTGATTGCGCTGTAATGGACTTTCGCTGCCACCCTGCGAGGCTTGAACAGATTAAGGTTCTGGTTCTGCATAGGGTTCAATCTGTTTGATTACTGTTCCGCTGAGCCAGATGCGTCCGCTTCCCTGGCATTGCGGACATACTTTCTGTTCGGGGTACTGATGCTGCAAATCTTTTTCTGCATACACGGTCACTGTGCCGGTTCCTCCGCACTGGCGGCAGAGGCATACGCGGCGATGGATATAGGTCTTTTCTGTTTTCATCTTCTGTCTGCATTTTCAAATTCGGGTTTCACATCGGGTTCCGCTTTGTAAGGATACACGTCCATAATGGAGGTTTCCTGTACGGAGGCTATCACGTAGTCGGCCAAAGTGTCTTTCATTCCTTCGTCCAGCTTCTTGATGGCGTCGCGAAGGTCGGAAGCTTGTACAAGTACGTTGCTGGCAGTACGCTTTTCTGCTCCGGTCTTTTCATCCAGTGTAATAAACCAGAGTTTGCACTTATACCAGATACAGGCAGACTCCTCTTCACTTGAGAACAGTTCATTGTAATTAGCTTTTGCAACTCCAGCCACTTCGAACTCGCCGCTGATAAACGGTGTCATTTCTTCGATAATACGGCTTTCGGCTTCGGTGAAGCTGAGAGCGTCTACCAGATAGGGTTCTGTTACTTTCTTCTGCATTCCGTTTCCCATCGTTTTCTCATAACGGATTTTGCATGTAAACCAGTTGTGCATCATAATTCTTCTGTTTTTGTTGATTGTTTAAATATTACGTTAGTATGGTCTCTTCTCGAATCGTCCGTACAGTTAAGCTCGTTACCGTAGCAGGGGATGGCGTACTCAAAAAACCAGCATCCGCTGCAAGGTTCTTCCTGATCTTTCACCTCGGCGACCGCGAGCGTTTGTCCGTGCCAGATGAAGGTTTCTCCTAATTTGTGCTCCATGATTCTTTTATTTTTCTGATTAATTCATTCCATCCTTTCCGCGCCATGCGTGGTTCCATCCAGCAGAGCCAGCCAAGTATATCGAGCATCTTTCCCGCAAGTTTCAGAATGAATCCCAAAATAATCAGCGGACCGATGATAAGAGAAAAGGCTGTGAAAAGAATGATTTGTGTACGTTTATTCATTATTCGATGTAATAAGATGTTATTACCAGATTGCTTCGCATTACTATGAGAGATAACCGGTCGTCATCTTCTCCGAGAAATACATGAATGGAAGCCCGGCGTGCGTCTTCCTCATTTTTTAATTCTCCAAGACAACCCTCCATTATCATTTTCAGACGAAGATATTCATCACGGGTAGGCTCCAGTTCCCGGTTCTGAGTTACACGGGTCATGTACTCGTGCAGCTTCTTCATCCAGCGCGGCCACTTGTCACGCCGGATGTTAGTCTTAAAGATTAATTCAGCCATAGCTATTCCAATTTAATGATTTCGCATTTTTTCAGGAAAGGAGATAAATTACGGAAGTTGCAAGCATTGATGAAGCTGCTGAATTTCCTTGCCTTTTTAATATCTTTCACAAAACATAATTCATACGAAAAATCCGATGAGAGTTTTGGGTATCCTTTTTTCAGATAATCTCCGGCTCCTGTCTTGATGACATATATTCCTTTCCCATACTCTTTTATCCTATCATTTATATCTTTCCCTGTCCAACAGGATATGCAATGAGGACCGGATGGTGCATTGTAATATCCTGCATCCGGATTAATCTCTTTTCCACATTTACAACAGAGTAATTTATTCATCTTCCTTTTCCTCCTCAATCCAAAATGTGATTATAGGTGTATTGTAGAGAGTGTATACCGTAATGCGATTATCTGTGCGTTCTATCTTATGGGTTACACCAAGTTTGTTTTTAGAGTTTCGAACGATGTATGTAAAGTCGTTCAAATAGTTTTCTATTACGTCCATTTCTTTCTTTGCTTCCTGCTCGGTAAGCGATTTAATTGGAAATCTCTTATGATAGTATCCTGATACCTTCAATGCGTATGCAGGAGCAGGCTTTTTGATAAATTGTCTTTCAATTCTGTACTTTTCCATCTTTTTCCCATCCATTAAGTTCATAAACCATATCCCGTGCTTTCTCTTTGGATCGGCACTCCGCTACGGGAGTGCCTGTGCATGTGGACTGAGTGTATTCATTCCGGTATACGATCCATAGATTTCCACGGCGGGAATAACTGTACTTAGGCCGTCTGGACTGCATCGCTTTCTTTCTTTGGTTCGACATAGAAAGATTCGTCCTGTACCACCTGAATACCAATTTTCGGGAATAATTCGGCCACTTCAGGAACTTCCCGGTCGGCCAGCAGCTTGTCCTTGGCCAGTTCCTCTGTGGTACGGATATAATCAGGAAGGAATTCTTTTACCAGGTTTGTAACCGAGGCCCAGGTAAAGCCTTTCAGATTCTTCAGCTTCGGGTTACCGGTGCGGAATCCGATGATACCATGTGCCGACTCCAGACTCTTTTTCTTACTGAAAAGCGTATCCTTATTCTCAGTGGCGTAGGTCTGCATCACTTCGAATGTACGATCCTTGGTTTCGTTCAGTTCGGCCAGCTGGTCGGCGTACTTCTCACGGATCTTAGTCATCTCCTGGTCCATCTTTGCGGTAAGTGACTGGGCCTTTGCGTCGGCCATTGCAAACTCGGCAAATGCCTGTTCGTACTGTTCGCGGCTTACTCCGCTGATTACTGTTTTCTTGGTTCTTTTTGTTGCCATTTTAATTGAGTTTTAATCGTTATTTAAATTCTGTATAACACAAACGTATTTTTGCTTCTGGATTAATCCCTTGTGCCAATTTCCTTACATCCGTCAAGTTGTCGGTTCGCCAGCATGAGCGGATGCTTTTATTCGGTCTGTCGTGGAAAGAATAAATGATCCTCCATACGATGTATTTCTTCCTATTCATCCCTCATGTCCTCCATTGCCGCCAAATCGTATTCCAGTTTCATGGTCTCATCAGCCTGTTGTCCGCAGAAGTTCTCCAGTTCGCGGAGTATCGTTACGCGGTCGCCGAAATCAAACTGCTGCATGCGGTTCATAATGTCATTCTGAATTTGTTCGATTGTATGTTCCATGGTATCTCATTTTATAGTTTTTTTATACGTTTCCTCTTTATCCCGTTCCAGCATTCTTATTTTCGCCTCATCCAGGCGGAGCATAAAGAACAGTGTGGAGATGAGCAGGCAGAGGACAAACACTTGTGCCTCGTCCATCATTCCGCACACCGTTGTGGCGGTAAACATACGTACCAAGTAATTGACCGAAATAGCTATCCACATAACAGCCATCCACAACGTCCATTTCTCTTCAATCAGTTGTTTCAGTTTCTTTTTCATTTTCTGTAGTTTTTAATATCCATCCTTCACATCCTTTATTCTTACTGTTTCCGGTTCCGTCCATGGAGAAAGCTTCTTATCCGGACGTATGTAGATGTCTCCCGGTCGTGGAGTCTTTCTCCTTCTACGAGTCCTTATATCGTCCAGAACAGTATCTAAAACCGATTCAATAAATAGCAGTGAAAACATTGCCATAAATAAAATATCTATCCAGTTCAAGATCATGGCTATTTCCTTTCCTTGTTAGCCCTTGCTTTCAGTTGGCGGTGCGTGGCATTCAGTTCCTCGTAGTTCTGTCGGGATACGGGTTTCTTGCATGCGCCGTACTGGCGGAGCCACTGGTTGAGCTTGGCGATGTTCATTTCACGTTCTACCGGGTCGTCCACATCGTAGGGAGCGTTCAGACCGGATATTTCGCACGAAAGACGGTAGATACGGCATACCAGACGGTATTTACGTTTTTCACCCTGAGCGTTTGACCCGTCAGGGTCTAAAAGGCGGCTTATCATCTGCCGTGCCTCTTCCTTGGTCAGTTCCGCAGAGGTGGATGTGCGACCGCCGCTGTACTGGCGTATCAGGTGGCGGTATGTGTCTTCATCCAGCCGGTGCTGCCGTTTCAGGCGGTGAATGAGCTGCTTCTGCTCATTCGTCGCCGGGAGTGTAAGTTTCCTGTTCATATTCTTCGTTGTTTAATGGTTTCTCACTTTCCAGCCACTTGCGTTCCGCTCCTTCCTCCCAGATGGTGTAGTAACCCCTTGGTCCTCCTTTACCGCGACCGATGTAGATGGCACGGAACCCGTGTACCTGTATACGGACAAAACAGTCACGCTTTACAGCGTAGGCCGCTTTCCCTTCCACTTCCTTGCCCTCCACATGGCTCACATAGACGAATATTTTGCTGCGGAACTTCTTTCGAAGGGCGATCATTCCTTCTGCCGTGGCCTCATACTGGTTGACAAAGTATTGCAGGGAGTCGATAATCACCACATCGGGGCTGCGCTGCTTCTCCATCATCTCGTTCAGATCCGGAACGGTCAGCGCATCGGTAAATACAATCTTCTGCACCTTCGAGCGGATTCCGGCATCTTTCAGGTCTTTCTGGAAATCGGCACAGAATCCCATTTCCAGCGAAGCGACCAGTACACGGTAACCCATGCGGTCGAACTCCTTGGCAAGCTGGAGGATGAAGCGTGTCTTGCCTTGCCCTGCCTTTCCGTACACAATCCAGTTGCCGCCCTTCTCACGGTTTCCGAACGCTTCGCTGAAAGGCTTTGAAAAGGGGATGTAGCTGTATTTCCGTTCTTCTATATTGGATATGCTCAATGCCCTCATACCTTCATCGCCCCCTCGCTGAGTTCCTGACGGATTACCACATCATCAATCATGCTTGCCAGCTCGCGCAGGTCGTCCGAGAACCATACCGTGCGCGGGTCTTCCGGATTGGGCTGTTTCTTCACTTTCGGCAGCTTTCCCCAGATGGTTTCCGCCATGTCCTTGTCGGGGATTCCGTTTGCCATGCAGATGGATACCACGTCTTTCTTAGTCGCGCCCAGCAGGGTAATGTAGTTTCGTCCGAAACGTCCGTCTATCTCATCGTACCCTTCGATGCGTCCCACGTAGCGTTTGATGTTCCGTTCCAGCGTTTCCGTTCCTGCCACCAGGCATCCCATGCGTCCCAGCGTGTCGTCATACAGCGGTATCAGGCAGTTCATGGCCGAGTGGGTGAGCTTTCCGGCATCGTCTATCAGCAGGATAGGATGGCGGTCGGCCATGCGGTTCATGTGTGCGGCGCAGATGTCAAGCAGCTCGTCATTGTCCATGTACCGGTTCACTTTTTCGCCCATGGCGGTAGCCAGCTTTGTCAGGAACTTGTGGCTCGACCACTTGCGGCATTTCAGGTAGATTACGGAACCGTCACCGCACACATTGTACAGGTCGATGAGCGACTGGGTCTTTCCGCTTCCGGAACGGCTGCTGATGCAGTACCACTTGCTTTTGCTGCGGGCTGCCACAAACGCCGTCTTCACCTGACGGTAGGAGGTGACCGTGTCCACCACGTTGCGCGAGTTCTCGAAGAAATAGAGTCCGGCTGCAATCTTTTCGGCCAGGATGTCATCGCTTGCGGAATACTTGCCCGTACGGAACAGGCTCATGGAAGTGTCCGAAACGCCGCATCTGCGTGCCAGTTCGGCTGCCGAGCTGCCACGGCTTATCAGGTTGTCGATATACTGTTTGAGTGCTTGTTTGTCCATATTAAATCGTTTTTAAAGGTTATGTAAATCATCTTGAAAATCTCATGTCGGTAGGGTTCCATTCGTATGAGTCATCATCTTCCTGTGCGGTAGGAACAACCAGTTGCCTTTTCGGTGCGGGTATCGCTTCCTCTTCCACAACCACCGCGTCTGCGATGGCATCCCTTGCCTCGGAGCGGCGGTCCTTGTGCTGTCCGTGAATGTCAGTAATCAGTGCGCGGTCAAGCAGGGTGTTGCTTTTCAGCTGCGGATAGCGTGAAATCATTCCCTGAAGGGTTTCGTCCACCTGGTTCTGACGGTCGATGTACCGCTGCTCCAGCTCATCGTTGAACTTCCTTACCTTGCTGCGGTGTTCGAAGTGTTCCGGTTTCTGGTCTGCAAGTGCCATCGGTACGGTAATGTCACGCTGCATGGTGAACCTCAGTGTGCCGATTTCCTTCTTCACGCGGTGTCCGGACGTGGATTCCGCGTTGCAGATAAGCACCTGCGAAAGGTCGTCGGGGTCGTAGTGCACCACCCAGTCCTCGTTGTAGTGGTTGCGCAGCTCCATGTTGAAGGTCTCGAAGTTGAGCCGCTGTCCCATGAGTTCCATGAGCAGCCCCTGACCCGTGAGGCGGTTGGTGCGTCCGGTAGTTTCGCCCATGAGGAAGAGGTATTCATCGTCATTAAAAGCTATTCTCCTTTCGCCCGGCGTGGCGGCCCATGCCTTGAGGTAGGCATCGCGCTTCAGTTCGCGCTCCCTGTTCATGATGGTGTGTATCTGCTGTATCACCACTTCCTCTGTGGGTATCAGGTGGCGGTTGAGGTTCAGTATTTCAAGGTTCGGCTGGGTGTCTCGCTTGGCGTTGATGTTTACCCCGCTCCAGTTGGGCAACATCTGGCAGTAGGTCTTGTTGATATGGTTGAAGTAAGGTTCTATTATCTTCGACTTCGCATTGCCCAGTGCAGCAGGCGTGTAGTGAACGGTCATTGCCTCGTAGAACGGCACCATCACCTTCTTCTGGTAGTTGTCGCTCTGCAACTGCATGGGCTTGTAGCGTGAGCCGAACAGTTCCTTGGTGTGCTTCACCGCATTGCGGAGCGCGGTGCGTATCAGTGCGGGGCTTTCGTGGTCGCCTATGGCGTAGCCCACCGGATATTTGCCGCAGGCATCAAGCACCACCACCATACATTTGCGGTTGGTGTAGGAGGTCTGTCTGGTACGCTTGATTTCACCGTCCACCACCTTTTCACGTATAACCTGCTTTTCGTATACCAGCTCCACGTCCCATCCGTCCAGCGTCCAGTAGGTCATTGCCGTAGTGGGCGGCGTGCGCTTTATCTGCATTTCGTACTTGTTTTTCCATGTATTGCCGCCCCTGCGGTGACCGAGTGAAGTGGACTCCATTTCCTTGCGGTAGGCATCCACCGTGGCAGGGCTTTTGATGAATGGGAGCGGTTTCTCTCCACCAGCTTCCCTTATCAGGTTCATCTGACGGATAACGAGATTGTACTGTTCCATGATCTGCACGTTGTTCAGGTTCATGTGCTGGCTGAGCAGCTTGTGCATCACGGCCTCGCATTCCTCGTCCTTCACCTTTCGGGTGGAGGTGTTGCCGTGGTTCTTGTTCACCAGTGCATAGAAGCCTTCCTTTTCATACTGTAGTGCCTTTCGCTGGAGGGTCTTTCCGGTGGAAGGAAGCTTGTGGGGGTAGCGTTGCTCGCCCCGGCTGTTTCGCACGGCCAGCAGGTCGTTCACCATGCGGCTCAGGTTGTCCCACACGCTGACCTTCACCGTGCCGTCGCCCACGCTCCGGCGGTTCTCGCGGTACAGCCGGAGCACTGCATCCAGCACCCGTGCCTGAAGGGTGTAGAGGGCGGCCTTTTCGGGTTTCAGCTTCTTTCCCGCCTCGTCGGTGAAGTCCGTGAAGAAGGTGTATGCCTCTTCGTTATATTGCAGCTCGCGCTCCAGCAGGCTCTGTTTCAAAACGGCATCAAACTCCTCGTGCGGGTCGCCGTAGGCCTTGATGTATTGGTTCTTGATGTATTCTTCCATTGTGTCGAAATAGACTAATGCAGGTGATTTTGGCGTACTTCGTCTGGCTATCGCAATAAGCCCTCTTCTGGATTTGCTCTGGAACGTACCTTCAGGGATAAACCCTTTCTCGCTCCCTATATTCCGTTTGGCATTATAAGTAATCAGCTCATTGGCGAAGACGCATACCTGATTGTTATAGATTACAGCCATGATTGTTCGTTTTTATCGTTTGTCCGGCTCCGGGGCTTGAACCCGGATGGCAGCCGCTTCACTTCTTCTTACCATATTCCCAATTCCTATTGAAAACAGCCCAATATGTCAAATTACAGTCGTTATCCTGAATGTGTGAAGTTCTGCAAGCCGTGTGTTGTTTATTCCTTTTTCTGTGCTTCCAGCTTCTTTATTTCTTCATCCATCCATTCCTGGTATTCTTTATCCTCCTTGTCCATCCGTATTGCAGCAGGTATGAGTGCCAGGCAGAGGCAGGTTGTTATAATCAGGTTCATTGTACCGTCTGTCAGCCGGTTCAGTATGGCTGCTGCCAGTATCAGCAGCAGATAGCGTGTGGTTGTATTGATTCGTTTCATGATTCAATGGTTTTGAGTTTGGAACCATCCCTATTCTCGCGAACCGGAATGGCAATGATTCATCACTTATGCAGTTGGTTGTAAATTACAGTTGAATAACTTCCGCATACGGGTTTTCCAATTTCTTCAGCTCGTAGAGTTCCGCTCCGTGATTCAATGCATACGAGCGGATAAGCCGTGCCGTAGGGCTATTAGTGTCGTATGCCAGAGCCGAACGAACGCAGCGGGTTGTTACTTTCAGTTTTGCGGCGATTTTCTCCTGAAGTTCACCGCTTGCTTTGATTCTTCTGATACCTTCAAATTCCTCTTTACTTTTTCTTGAAGACTTTTCATATACACCAATTTTAACCAGGTAATTAATCACGGTATTAGTTGATTTAATTTGATTTAAACCATATCTTTTTGCCTC